TGATTCGCTCGGCTGCCCTGACTTCAGCAATCTTCTCGTTTAGCCTAACGTCAAGATTTGAAAGAGAATTTTCAACGGTTGTCTTTTCAACCGCATACATCCGCTTCTCAAGATCTTCGTTTCGCTGTCTCAGGAAGTTAAGCTCGCGCTTATCTCGTTCGATAGCCTGTTTTCTACGCGCTGCGCGCTCAGCCTTTTCTTCACGACGCTTACGGCGTACTTCCTCGCGGTCTTCGTTGTCTTCTGCAAGACGCGCGTCCTCGCCACCTTCATCGTCGTCTTCGTGGTCGTCCTTCTCGTCTTCGGCCTTAGTTTCTACCGGTACGAACTCGACTTCCTTAGACTTGGCACCAGCTTCCTGGTCCTCGTCTTCTTCAATTAAGACGGTTTCGCCTTTGTTTTCTGCCATTGCCTGCTCCTTTCAGCAGTTAGATGAATGCCCTGATCGTGGTCGGATCTGCTGTAACCTTGCCGATAATGTCAAGGTCATTGAAAATCACGAATTCGATCTCCTCGTCGTTGTGCTTTACAGTCCAACGATCACCGCCGTATTTAGGGGTACGGACGAAATCCCCAACGTTACACCAGGAACCTTCTGGCCACGATTCCATGTTGTTTCGATTCTTGTAAGCCAGTGGACCAATGGCCGCAACCTTAGCGACCTGGGTGTTACTAGCTTCAGTCTTACGTGCTTCTTCAGGCAGATAAATACCGCCTTTAGTCTGGCTCTTGGCGCGACGGACTTGCACCATCACACGGCTGCCAAACGGAATAATGCCTGCATCAACCTCAGGAAATGCATCCTCAGTTGATTCGTAGGCCATAGAAATTGGATTGTCAAGTAGCATTCGCTCTTCTCCGTATGCTGTTAAAGTTCAGAATCTCGTTTGTCTTGGTCTTTGAGGAGTTGTTCGATCAGTTGCTTGGCGCGGTCTAGGCCTGCATAAACGCCTTGACGGTAACCATATTCAAAACCGATGTCCTTTCCCTCGCCAGGCTTCAATGAGACGGCCTCAAGTGCCATTCTCGTTTTTTCAGCCTCAAGCTTTGCAAAGACTTTGTCGAGCATTACTTGTTGCCTTCACCCTTGACTTTTTCGACCTTCATCTTTGGCATGGTCTTGTAGTCAGCTTTGGGTTGGGCAGGGGTTGGCGCAGGGTCTTTGCCACTACCACCGAGAGAGGTGGGGTAGCCTTTGCCCATGGCCATCTGTTTATGCAGATTGATTGCTTCCATGATAGCTCCTTTATTGTGCACGGGGGTTGGGGTTTATACCGGTGCCCGTACTTACACCGATTCTTTCGCCAGTCGCTACTTCTAACGCAGCGAGCTGCTTGGCTGTTTGGTTGTCGGACTCGTTCATCTCGAGACGTGCCTGGATCTGGGCTTGTGTGCGGCGATCCTCGGCCTCTTGACGCATGAGCTCCTTCTTGAACTCTTCTTGCAGTTCTGCCATACGCTGCTGGATTGCCTGCAGACGTTCTTGGCTCTTGGCCTGAATTTCCATGGCCTTGGCTTGGGTGTCTGACTGCAGCTTCTGTTGCTTGTACTGGGCATCTGCCTGGTCCTTGGCTTGCTGAGCCTCGACCTGCTTCTGCATGACGCCGATCCGAGGATCTGGCGGAGGAGGCGGTGCAAACTGCTGCAAGGTCTGAATGGCCTGCTCGATGATTTGTGGCAGGCTGCTGAAGGCCTCGTCTGCTTGCTTGGTGACCACTTGGGACGTGGCTGCCAATACTTGGTCCAGGCTCTTCTTCTCTTCGGTCGTGGCGTCCTTCTGAATCTCGCCGATGTCCACTTGGGCAGCGTCTGAAGCTTCCTCGAACACTTGGTTTGCATACCACAGCACCATGTGCTCTTTGATGTGGTCTAGCAAGATGGGCAAGGCAGCTGATCCAATGATCCGGTTGCCGCCAAACATCGGGCTGGTCACGAAGTCCAAGTGCACTTGCAAGTGGGCCAAGTGATCTTGCTCGGGGAAAGCGACAATCGGACGGCGCATTGTGGCAGCGATGTTCTCGTTGACCGCATTCAGCTCCAATGGCTGCTGCTTCGGCAACAAGAGCTCTTTGCCCTGAGGAATCTTGAGGCGCTCCAAAAACATCTCTTCGACCTTGCGGAGGTCATAGAGCTGCGGCATGGCCTGGGCACGCTGCATGACAGCTTGTACCTGGGCAAAGCGCTGGGCTTCGCTGAAGATGTTGGGATCAGAGACAGGCACGACATTCATCGGGCCTTCAAAGTCGCTGCGCTTGACTAGCAGCTCGCCTGTTTCGTCAACGACCTCGGACTCTTCAAGGTAGGTCTTATTGAGGCGGAACAAGAGACGCAGCACACGAGCCATGGCATCATGCATGCGAGCATGAATGGCTGAGAACACCACCATGCCTTGCTCAAGACGAGCTAGGGTAGTGCCGACTGGCGTGTTGACATTGCTATCTGCAAGCTCTTCAAATGTGGTACGAACCACGCTTTGTGAGGAGTCAACCAAGAACCCGAGCAGCTGGTACAGGACCGGGCTTGGAGGGTTGTATGGCATGGCCATGAGCACCTTGCGGATGTCGTCTTGGCCAAAGCTGCCTTCGATCTCCTTGACTTCGGTCGGGTCGACGCGGTCTGTTTGACCACCGGCACCTGACTTAAGCTTCAAGAGCCCTGGGAAGTTGTTGATGTGGGCTGAATCAAGCAGTGCACGCAAGGCACCAGTAGCAGCGGCACTCAAGCCACCGATCATGTGAATCAGGCCAATTGGGTAAGCACCACGCCAAGGTACGAATGGGAACTCGACCATCCAGTACATCTCTTGCTTGGTCTCGTCTTCCTCTTCCCAGTTGCGATAGATGCTAAGCACACGCTGCGTTGACTTGTCAATGCTGATGATGTAAGGTGCCAGTCCGTCCTTGTTGTCAAGGTCCATGACGATGTAGCACTCAAACACGGTCCTGAGACCATCGACGTTGTATGTGTCGGCTGACCGACCTTCGATCTTGTCGTTGGCTTTGCTGGCCTTGGACTCTTCGGGTGGCAGCGGATCCACAGCCAAGTCGACATCGAGGTACATGCCTGCCTCAATGCGCTTCTGATATTCAATCTTGGTGAGGTATTGGACGTGCGTTTTGCGTTCAGCTGTGTAGAAGTTTGTCGCTGCGAAAGGCAAGTATACGTCATCGATGGGCACGAACATCGGCATGGGCTTCTTGCGGTTCTGGTCCCAAGTGATCTTGAGATACTGACCACCGCCCAAAGGCAACTGGGTCGAGAGCTGCTCGAGCTCGGCTCTGAACTCTGGCATCTGTTCAGTCATTTGCCAGTTCAGGTAACGCGTGATGCGCTGAGCTTTTTCTACTTTGTCAAGGGTGGGTTCGCCAACGATCTTTTCTTTGGCAGGACCATCAGGCGGGAACAGCTCTTTCATGACACGAGCTGCAAAGTCCACGCAAGCCTGGGTCAGCATTGGGTGGACGACCTTCGAGGCACCGGTGAATGACGCGCCGCCAGGGGCATCATCACCAAGGCCAGTGCGTCTCAGGCCTTCTTCATACTGCTCGTCACGACGCTTGCGAGCTTCTTTATCTTTTTCAATCAGGTCACAGAGACTTGAACCAAGGCCCGACAGCTGGATGGGCGGCATTGTCTCAGCGAGGTTTGCATAAAACTCTGATTCGGCTGGTGTGGGGCTTTCGTCTAAGGTGACCATTGCGCCACCGTCTTCAGTATCCTCAACGTCGTTGTCCGGATCAGGGAGGTCGATCATCTCGCCTAGTTCTTCATCACGTTCTGCCATTCAATTCTCCGGTCAAGCTGCGTAGGGATTCACTAGCTGTGGTTTGTATTCTGCTGCTTTGCTTCGGTCAATGACGGGTCGTGTGACAGACACGTAGCCACGGTCAGCCAATAGGCGCAGTGCTTGTGTCGTGCTGTCCACAAAGTCGTCATGTTTAATCGATCCCTCACCAGTGAAACTGCAAAGCTGCGAAATAAGTGGTTCAGCCCAAGAACGTGGGTTCCCAGGCCGCTTGTCAGATTCTACTACCCAAACGAATCCGTGTGCAAATAAATGTGAGACTGCATGCAACCGCTGGAGCTTGTCTGCTCGGCCGGGGTTGTATGGGTAGGCCAAGATGTCCTCACGGGCTAGCATCTGGCGGAGGCTGATTCCTGATCCCTTGTCCTCGATGATCAGCAAGTCTGGGCTGCGACCGGTCAGGTAGGACTGTTTCGGGCCAACCAGCGGCTTGATCATGGGCTTCATGTCATCGTCACCGTACCTGACGACATACTCCTTTTTGACCCGCTCGATTAGGCCAGGCAAGCCAAGATGCTCTTGCCAGCAGTCAAGCAGCAAGAACGACGGCTTCTTGTCCTGTCTGAACACACCCCAGACTGAGCAGGCCGTGGGGTCCGGGTCATGGGTCTTGCGGTCGACAGACTTCTCCGTGAAGGCCGTATCCAGGCTCATGACGATGTACTCAAGCTGCGGGATCGGCTTGTCCTTGGGCCATAGCTTGATCCAGCTGCGCTTGATGACGCCAGACTCTTCTGGGTCGATGACCTCGGCGTGGATCTCTTGACGGCCTAACTGCGTGCCCTCGTACTGGGTGATCTCGTCCAGGAACGACTTGGCCAGGTTCGCAGCATTGTCGTAGGTTGATCCGCGGGTCACCAGGACCTTGGACTTGGGGGTCTGGGCATCCTTGAGCAGCTTACGAACCAGCTCAATGGGGCGCGGGGTCGTGGTCACGACGACCTGGGGATTGTCACCGAGACGCAAGCCGAACCGCATCATGTCCCAGGTTTCCTCGCAGTATTGCCATGCAGCCAGCTCATCACACCAGACTCGGTGGAACTGCGGACCGCGCAGACGGCTAGGTTCCTCGGCCGAGAAGCCACGGATCGATGAGCCGTTCTTCAGGGTTAGCTCACCCAGGCTCTTGTTGTGGTTGGCAATGATGCTTGGTGGCAGGATCGAGAGCAGGCCAGATTCACCCTCAAAGCAAACGCCTCGGATGTCAGAGCTAGTTGGCGCAATGACCCCGCAGCGAACGCCTGGGTTGGCAGCTGCGTAGTTCGCGATGTCTTCGGCACCGGTCCGGGTCTTACCGAACCCGCGGCCAGCGAGGATCAGCCAGATGGACCAATCACCTTGCGGCGTGATCTGTTCAGGTCTTGCCGTGGCTTTCCATTTGAGTTTCCATGCAAGCAGCTCAAGGTCCTCGACGTCGAGCTGCGCGAGGTTTGTTTGAATGACCGTGAGCTCAGACGGCGTGAGGATCATTTGCTGTTAAGCTTCTCAATCAGCCCAGTGATTTGCTCGATGAGCTCGAGCTTGACTTCAACAGGTCCGCCATCAGGACCAGAGATCTCGATTGCTTTCTTCTTGGCATGACCGTACTGAACCAGTTCCTTCATGCAGTCTTTGCGGACCATCAGATCGTGGTTGGGATCGAAAGCCATCTCAGCCAAGGCTTCGAGGGGATCGCCGTGCTTCTCGACGATGCGGTCGAAGATCTCTTGACGCTCGAGGTTGCGCTTGTTGAGCGAACCTTTCTTCCTTCCTGATCCTTCTGGTTTAACGCCCTTCTGAAATGGCATAGCAGGCTCCTCCGTTCTAAGTTGTTTCTATTTTAGATCGGACTGCGTGAATACGTACACAGGCGAATCAAAATCCCTATAGTGTATTTTTTTCAGCCATAACTAAGAAAAGCTATCCATTTAAGTACTTGATTTTATTCGTTCGTTCGTTCGTTCTCTAGTCCACGCGAGACCATAACTGGTTGAATTGATTCACTTAGTTATGTCTCTAAAAACCTCCTATAGGGTTTTTCCGAACGAGTCCACTGATCCCCGGACCATTTTTCACAAATAATCGCGCGACTTGCACAACTTTGATATAATCTAAGTGAGCGCATTGTGCCTCAAATCATCAACCAAGGAGCAAGTATGTCACGTCCTGTAGAAGCATCATCGGCACTCGACTTAGACACCATCAAGATCCTCTTGTGGGCAAGTGAGTATGGATCAGGCCATCCCAACATCAGCAGACTCTATGACCGCGAAGCAGAGGACGGGCTGCCCATCAGCCGTGGCACCTTCTTCAACGCCATCAAGGGTCGCAAGGTCACGAACCACGTGATCGCTGCCATTGACGAACTCATCGCCATCCGTGGCTGGCAAGCCCAGTATCTCGATCATTGCCGTGAAGAACATAAACGCCGCGTCGTCAAGGCCTTCGAAAGCCCCATGTCTTACTGTTCTGTCTGTGGTCACGCCTGCCCCAATTGCGGCGGTCCCAGAACCGAGAAGCGGCGCAAAGCTGTCAAGGATTACCTGAAGCAAGATCCGTTAGATCTTGGCTGCAAGCTGCGAGAAGTTACGCAAGACGAATAGTCACGCACTGCGAAGGATAAAAAAGAGGGCCTCTTGGGCCCTCAAATACTCCACACGTGATTGGCAACTGCTGTGGATAGATTCATCTTACATCAGATTTCCTGATCAAAACGCTTCTTTCGAGATTTCTTTCGGACCTGCTCCTGGAAGTCGTCCATCTCTTTTTGAGCCGAGTGAATAGCTTTCTTGAGCAACGGAGATGATACGGCTGAGCAGCTGCTGCAGGTCTTCGATTCTGGCGTCTCGGAGCTTGAGCTCGTCGTCCAGCCTCTTAA